ATGAATAAATACGTTTTTGATTCCAAAGATGAAGCTATGAAAATGGCTAAAAAAATTGGTCTCAAAGATGTCCATGAGCATAAAACTGGTGATGATAAAACCATGTACATGCCTGGTAAAAATATGAAAGAGTTCCAAGACTGGTATGACAAGAATAGTGCTAAAGCACCATATCACTTTTTCGTCAAAAAAGCAAGATCTGAATATATTGACGTTGGGGAAAAATCAGAAGCTGCCGAGTATCAAGGTAAAAAAGTCCAACTTAATAAACCTTTTAGAACACCTAAAGGTCCAAAAAAGTTTTCAGTATATGTAAAGAACGAAAATGGCAACGTAGTCAAGGTTAACTTTGGTGATCCAAATATGGAAATTAAGAGGGACGACCCAGAAAGACGGAAAAGTTTTAGGGCGCGTCATAACTGTGACAATCCAGGACCAAAATACAAGGCTAGATATTGGTCTTGTAAAATGTGGGAAACTAAAAAGTCTGTAACTGATTACACGAGGTAGAGTTATGTTGTGCGAAAAATGTAAAAACCTAAAAGAATCAACACTACAAGGAATTAAAACAAAATGCTTTTCTATGGGTTTTAAGGGTAGAATTCCTGCACATCAAGTTGATGGTGGATGGTTGCCAGGTCCAACTCCTAAAGACCTAGAAGACTGGTGTAAAAAAAACTGTAAAGAAGTTAAAGAAGTTAAAGAAGTTAAAGAAGTTAAAGAAGTTAAAGAAGAAATCGCTTCCCCATCACCCCTTAAAAATGAGTGGGTTAAAAGTAGCAATAAAAACGCGACAGACAAAAAGAAGGATTGATTTTTTTTAGGACATACCTAAACTCTTTTCAAAGGTGTGTCATATGAGTGGTTCTACTTTAGGTTGGTCCGGTGATTCAAATGATCCGGTAAATCTAGCCGTAAATATTGGAAAGTTACAAACCTTTTGTAGGAACCTAGAAGATAGAATAGAAAAGAATGAGTCATCTAAGGATGAGTTAACTAAAATTTCTGTTCAATTAGACGAATTAAAAGCAAAAACTTCCGAAATGAACGCAAGATTAACTTCTGTAGAAGACGTTGTTGACGAAGTGGAAAATACTAAAAAGATGTTGAAAATGCTAAACCCTAAAACACTAATAGCAGCAATTGCTTTAGTTATGGGCGGAAGCGTTGGTGGCAATACTGTTCTAGATTCTATGAATTCTGAGGAACAGGTTATAAAAGAAGAGGTCAATCAACAGGATGAAAGGATTGATGTACTTCTTAATAGAATTAATGAACTAGAATCGGAGAAAAAATATTAATATATTAGATGGATTAAAAACTATCTTGGAAGAAGAAACAATTGATAAAAAAAATTTTATAACCTTTTTCGTGGATGAGGACGGAGAGGATCTAAAATGTAATTTTAATATAAATGATATAGATAAATTTCTGAGCATACTAACTTTAGTGCTCTCAGGATCTATAGCAGAAGATGTGATTGAGTTAATTTTTGAGAAAATTGATGACGAAGAAGTGAAGAATATTTTTATGACTAGATTATTGACTTATGCTTCTAATAATTTGAATTCAGAAAAACAAAAACCCGTCATTTCAGCATCAGAATTCAGCATTTAGAGGATGTAAGTCATGACCAATAAAATCGCATGGGAAAAATGGGAAGATATTGACTTACCTCGATTAGACCCAATTGATGAAAAGCAAGATGATGCGTTTATTAGTGGTTTTGATAATGAAATCGAAGAAGATCTAATAAATTTTGGACCAATGTTTCCCACGCCAAGAATGAGAACACCGTTAGGAATATTCTCTATAGACGATCCCTTACGACCTTCTAAAATGTTTGACTGTTGGATAGGGCATACAAATTTCGATCTTACACATGAAATCGCAATAAAAATGGAAGAAGTGCCTGGGGTCGAAGTATTTAAAATAATGTCCAGATACCGGTTCTTTATAGGAATCGCCCAGTTATTCAACTTTAGGGATGTCAGAGAACAAATACAGAATATTATAGGTGGGGAATCGGCTTCAATTAACACAATGGAAGATTCAGAAGTTATTGAAGTTCTTAAATCGCAACTAATGGAATTTAAAAGGTGGGCGGTATTCTGTTCTGGAGATGGATTTATTGACTATATTGCTACAAATGAGGATAATGATAAAGAATTTGAATTAAAATTGAAGGATTTTAGGGACCATAATAATTCCATCGTTATTACATCAGATGATCACAAAAATGGTGTAGTATAAGATAGGAACTGGAATATTACAATCTTTGGAAAATATAGGACTGGAGGCAAGTCATGGAGAATAAAATATGACTATTCCTTCAACGTATAAGCGTAACACTGTTGGTGGTGCTTTCACAGAGCAGAAAATTGGTGGTGTTATAATTGGTATTACTAGTGCTACAGACACAACTGATGGTCAGCCAGTCACAGAAGTTTCTCCCCTGAAAGATCAAGGTATTGATGGTGTTGATAGACGAACTGCACCAAAAGATACTGGTAACACAATTGAAGCTAAAGGTTCTGGAAATGGCACTTTTGCTTATGATCAGGTAGCTTTCATGTTACGTGGTAATCAGGCAAGCAACACTATTAATGGTAGTGCTAGTACTGAGCTTAAAATCAATGGTAACGGCGACGATAGAGACAGTGAAAAGTCTTCACTCGCTGCTATTGGTGCAAAAACAGGTACTGCATGGCGTGCTGGAAACTGGAGACCTCTTGGCGTCTCTGGTCAAAGAACAAACTGGAGCAGTGGTCCAGATGCTGTATTCACACACGCTGAAAGTGGATACTATCAGGGCGACAGTGCTGCCTATACCACCGTTGATGATGCTGTTGGTACACAGGCTGTTCCTGGTGAACTCGCCTACATGTACGGTGCATTGGATGCGAAACAGGATAATTACAAAGAACGTACTGGTGCATAATTAATTTTTTAAGCCCCGTAGGGGAAACTCTGCGGGGCTATCTTTAATACGGTGGTATTACTATGGATGTTGTTCAAATTCCAACATTAGCTCTTTTAGGATTTGTTGTTGTTTCATTTGGTAAAATTTGTGAAATTCTACTATTGAAATTCATGCCTGAAAAATCGTCTTTATCTGAAAATGAAAGAATGGAACTTTCTTACATCTATAATATCCATACTGAAAAAGATAATGATGGTGTGCCGCTAGTTTACGTACCCAGAAGCTGGGCAGAAACGCAAAAAGACATGAGGAATGTAATGCAGAGGATTGTAAATGACCAAACACGTATAGCTGATATACTAGAACGGATAGAGAAAAAACTGGAGAATTAAATGAATCCAATTAAATATGACCAAGCCAAGGAATTAATTCAAGAAGGTGATATTCTTTTGTTTCGTGGTTCTGGTGCTATTGGGTTTTTAATTAAACGATATACTGGAGGTGTTCATAGTCATGTTGCTATAGCTCATAAAGATGGCGATGTTCTAGAATGTGTAGAGTTTAGAGAATTTATGGGGGGTAGATCGGTTTCTCTGAAAAGTCAAGTTGATAATTCACCCCTTAATATTGATGTGTTTAGACCTGTCAAATCCATATCATATGAAGAAATGGATGCAGAAGGAAATACTAAATTAATTAAAAAAAATTACACAGAAGAAACAGCTTCGGCCATGACCGAGGATATAATAAGATGGACGGGTCAACCCTATGGTTGGTCAAACATATGGAAGATGTTTTTAAGATTCATTCCGGTTGCTCGTCTTTTTCAACAAAATATTAATGACGACGAAGTAGCAAAAGCGAAAGTATGCTCCACTGCCGTTACTGTCGCTTTGAGACGGAACTTTATGGACCCTGTTCCTTACCTTGCCGACGATAGGGTTTCTCCTGCTGATTTAGCAAGAAGTCCAATACTACAGTATCTATTTACAATAGACGGAAGGTAACACCTCTAAAAGGGAACAGAAAATGAGAACTCTAATATCTTTAGTGATTGCTCTATCACTAACATCGCAAACATATGCACAGACACAGCAAACAATCAAGACTGACACTAGAGTATTAAATCTAGGTGGATGTACTGGTTTTATGGTGGACGGAAATTACCTGTTGACCGCCAAGCACTGTCTCAATGCATTAGGTAACACTATTACCTTTAAAAGTAGAAAAGACCCCAATAAAAAAATCGAGGCAAAGTTAATATACGTAACAAAATATTCTGATGGTCCAATTGTTTATTTTGTACCATCTGATGGTGAGGAACCATATAAATCATTTAAAATGGCTAAGGTTGCTCCAAAGATAGACGAATTAGTACATACTGTAGGATATCCTGGTGGAAATTATGCAATAACTTATGGAAAAGTCGATGGTGGAAATGGGATAGATGTAAACTATGTCAAAATGAGAATCTCTCCCGGTAATTCTGGCGGTCCACTAATAAATGAAAATGGCGAAATTGTCGGTGTTGCTCAAGCTGTCGATGAAAACTTAGCAAGTAACAAATCATACTTTGGTAGTTGGAGTATCATTAGAAAAGCTTTGGATGAAGCAAAGAAACTAAAAGAAGAAAAAACACAATCACCAAAAGCGAAATATAAAGCTGATGTTGTTATATTCACTGCTGACTCGTGCCCATCATGCCAAGTACTAGAAAAAGAAATGCCTGTTTCATATTTTAATGAAAAAGGGCTGAATGTAATAAAAGTTAAAAATACACAATCCGGTTGGTCCGATCCTAAATTAGCTCAAGAGTTTAGATCAAAAACTGGAACCAATGTTCCCGGACTACCAACAGTCTGGGCGAGAGGCACAAGTAAATATCAGACTGGTTATTCTTCTGGTAGAAGACTTTCACTACTTGGATTTATAATTCAAGGGTTTAAAAGTATTGGTGTCTTGCTATTTGGTAATGGTCCTAATGGTGAAATTACTCCAGAACAAGCACCACTTCCGCCATCACCACCTTCTCCAACTGTCCCAACACCACCATCTGAAGATGATGTTGAAATAAGCGATCCACTATCTGTACCACCGCCTCTACCAAGTGAAGACGAACCACCAGCACCAAAAGAAGAGGTAATTGATTGGGAGAATGTATCAATAATAGTCGCAGCAAAGAAAAACGATTTAGGATATGTTAGGGATAGAGTTGCATCAATCGCTCTTAAAGCTATTAAAGGTCCACTGCAAAGAGCGAATGCTGAAGTGTTTGAAGGTAAGGCGAATCTATTCTTCGTTGATGAAAGAACGCAACCTAATAGGTATGCTTCATTTACTCAGGCTGCTGGTATTGATCCAAGTCCGTTCTATATCATAGTCCTTGTTAAGAAACAAAGTCTTGGACTTAAATCACTAATTGCTGGTAAAGTAGAAAGATCTGTCAAAGATAAAATCCCAGAAGGCACTCCAATTGAGATTGTCTTTGAGAGAATCCACAAAGGGTCATATGTTGCTATTACAGAATCTCTCACAGTAGCAGACCAGACTCCAGAAGAAAAACAAGTGTCTCTTAAAGATGCTATTGTTTCTGAGATCAAAGCAGATCTTGGCGACCTTAAAGGCAATGTTGCTGGTATTGTCGTTCCATCAAAAGACGAGATTACCGGAACGGTTATTAAGAATCTAGGACCAGCCATCGAGGAACTCAAAAAATCTCAAGACGAAGACGAAGAAGAGAGAAGCATTTTCCAGAGGTTAATCGCTGGATTATTGGCTCTAATAGGTGCTAGTCATGCTACTGGTGGAATTAGAGGTTTTCTTGCCAACAGGGCGATGAAAAAACTGGGACTAAAAGTGGAAGAAAAGACTAAAAAGCAAGAATCAAAACCCATACAACAGGAGTAAATTATGGCTTCCCTCTTAATATCTATGGGTATTGGGGGGTCTTTAGGAACGGTTATAGGAGTGTTAAAAGACCCTCTTTTTGGGTTAACATTTAAATTTGCTACTAACAATCTTTCTAAAATAGCAAGAGGTGATCACCTAAATGCTGAAGAAAAGGAATTTATAAAAAAATATAACTCAAGAAAATATATATATAATGGTATTGATTACACACAACAATTTAGGATAATGTCTTTTTCACCGGGGATGCGATGAGACCAAATTGGGATGAATATTTTATGGCGTCAGCTTTTCTGGCGTCGTTTCGTAGTCACGATACGCAGTCAAAAGTTGGTGCCATTTTAGTAGATTCTCAGAAAAAAGAGATTTCCAGAGGGTATAATGGATTTTGTTCGGGAATCGAGGAAAATGGTCTTGACACGACCAGCCCCGGAAAATACAAGTACGTTGTCCATGCCGAAACGAATGCACTATCTAATTTAGTAATAAAACCTAGCAGTGCTTCTCTATATTGCACTAGGATGCCATGTCTTAATTGTTCTAAATTGCTATGGCAAAATAATGTTAGAGAATGGTACATACCAAAATCTTGCATGAATTTTGAAAATGTACCATTGTCAGTTAAAAATTACTCAAAAGAAGAAGAACAGGTATTGCAGCTTCTACTAAGAAGTGGATTGAAAATTTCTTATGTTGATTTTGATATGGACAAATTCGTGCAATTTGCACAAGACAATAAAAAATACTTTTCTTACTTAGGATAAAAATGTCAATTAAAGCTTTACAAGACTACACCTTTGTTTCAAAATATGCAAGACATTTAAATGATAAAAAAAGAAGAGAAACTTGGTTTGAAACTGTAGATCGCGTTAAGAAAATGATGTTGGAAAAGTATGCTGATTTTCCAGATGTTCATGAAGATATTGAATGGGCTTATGAAATGATGCGCAAACGCCGCGCATTAGGTTCACAACGTGCCTTGCAATTCGGTGGTTCACCTATCCTCAAACATAATATGAGGATGTTCAACTGCATATCTAGCTTTTGCGACAGACCTCGATTTTTTCAAGAGTGCATGTACCTACTACTGTGTGGTTGTGGCACGGGTTTTTCAGTACAGAAGCATCATGTTAAAAATTTACCAACCCTAGTAAAGGAAAAGGCCGGTAGCAGAAAATGGATGATCCAAGATTCTATCGAGGGCTGGTCTGACGCTATTGGTGTTCTGGTTGGATCGTATTTTAATATCAAATCACCGCACTGGGATGACAATCTTCATCCCGCAGAAGATTATCTAGGTAAGAACATCTCTTTTGATTATTCTCTTATTAGAGAAGCGGGAACGCCACTATCTCATGGAGGTAAAGCTCCCGGTCCAGAACCTCTAAAAAACACATTAACTAAAATTAGAGAAATTCTAGATTCTGTAATTAAGAGCGGCAGAAGATTAAGTCCAATTAATTGTTATGATATTGTAATGCACAGTGCTGACGCTGTTATTTCAGGTGGCGTTAGAAGGTCTGCAACGATTGCAGTATTCTCTCCTGATGACAAGGAAATGGCACAGGCTAAAACCGGTAACTGGTTTGTAGAAAATCCGCAACGGGGTCGATCAAATAACTCAGCCTTACTGGTCCGTGACGAGACCACAAAAGAGCAATTTGCAGAACTTATGCAATCTGTCAAAGAGTTTGGTGAGCCAGGTTTTGTTTGGTCTGATAGTACAGAACTTCTTGTCAATCCATGCGTAGAGATTTCGTTCTGGCCTGTTTGTGAAGAGACTGGCAAGTCTGGTTGGCAGGCGTGCAATCTATCTACTATCAATTGCTCAAAAGTAAAGACTAAAGAAGATTTTTTTGAAGCCGCTAGAGCAGCAACGATTATTGGCACTTTACAGGCTGGTTTTACAGATGTTGGTTATCTAGAAGAAACCAGCAGGGCGATTATTGATAGAGAAGCACTTATTGGTGTTTCTATGACCGGTATCATGGAGCAGCATGAAATCTGTCTATCACCAACCATCCAAAAAGAAGCGGCGAAGATTGTAAAACAAGTTAACAAAGAGATAGCGAAGAAGATCGCTATCAATCAAGCTGCCAGATGCACCTGTGTGAAGCCGGAAGGGACGGCGAGTTGCATCTTGGGTACTTCCTCTGGAATTCACCCACACCACGCTAAACGGTACATCAGGCGTGTTCAGGCGAACAAGATGGAAGACATCTACAAGTACTTCCAGTCTATCAACCCTCGTGCCTGTGAGGAATCTGTCTGGTCTGCGAATGATACAGATGATGTAATTTCATTCTGTATCGAAGTTCCAGACGGATCAAAAACTAAGAATCAAATCAGTGCTATTGATCTACTTAAATCTGTGAAATCTACGCAGCAGAATTGGGTCATTGGCGGTACTAATAAAAATCTATGCACTCAACCTTGGTTAGTACACAATGTTAGCAATACAATTAATGTAACTGATGAAGAATGGGATGATGTAGAAGATTTCATCTACGACAACAGAAAATGGTTTTGTGGCATATCTCTTTTGCCAGTTACTGGAGACAAAGATTATCCACAAGCACCGTTTACGGCTGTTTACCTACCTAGTAAAGTAGTAAGCCATTATGGTGATGGTGCAATGTTTGTCAGTGGACTTATTGAAGTTGCTCTGAAACTTTGGGAAGATAATCTCTGGGCAGCTTGTGATTCATTACTTGGTATTGGTACTAAACCCAAAGGAGAAGCGAAACACGAATGGATCAAAAGATGTAAGAAATTTTCTGATAAATACTTTAACTCAGAAGTTAAAAAACTAACTTATTGCATGAAGGATGTCTACAATTATAAATTGTGGACGGAACTCAAAAGAGAATATGTAGATGTTGATTTTAAAAATGTTATCGAGGAAAATGATTCAACTAATTTCGAAGGTGAAAGTGCCTGCGCAGGGGGAAGCTGTTCCCTTGATAAATTTTAATATGTCACACGAATAACAAAACTATGAAGTTAAAAAATATTTTACTACTATCTTTAATTTTATGGTGCGGGGCGTGTTTATTAGTTCACGGCACAACTATAATATACTATTTATTAATACAGCTTGTAACAAGTGGTTTATTTACCTATGAGTTTTCTAAAATAGAAAAAAATGCCAAAAGAAGAATCGAATAGTTTAGTTTTTTGGAAAAATAAAGGAGCAAGACCTGTGTGGATTCCGCCAATAGAGGATTATATGGCTATTAAGGTTAAAAAACTTACAAGTACAGCAACTATACCAACGAAGTCTAGAAAAACTGATGCTGGATATGATTTATATGCAGATGAAGATATTGCGATTTATCCAGAAGACACAAAATTAATTAGCACTGGTATTGCCTTTGCAATTCCGGATGGTTATGCGGGACTAATTTGGGACAGATCTGGACTAGGTAGTAAAGGAATTCACCGTCACGCAGGAGTAGTAGATTCCAGTTATAGGGGGGAAGTGAAGGTCGCGTTATATAATGCTAGACCTGGACATATCAATTTTACAGACAATATATACTTTATAAGTAGAGGCGACAGGATTGCGCAGATTCTCTTCCAGAAAGTACCGCACTTCGATCTGGTAGAGACTGAGGAACTAGACGATACAGATCGTGGCTCATCAGGTTTTGGTTCATCAGGTAAATAATATGCGAAAAGAAAAAAGAGATCAAGAGGACTTTTTTGAAGGAGACAAAGTAAAATCACTAAGAGCAAAAACTAAGAACCAAAAGGCTTACATTCTCTCAATTCTAGAGAATGATATCACATTCTGTTTTGGTCCTAGTGGAACTGGCAAAAGTTTTGTAGCGGCAGGAATCGCGGCAGAACATCTAAATCACGATAAAACATCCCAGATTATTGTGACTAGACCGCTGGTTTGTGCAGGAAAGAATTTAGGTGCTGTTCCCGGCGAGGTCGATGACAAGGTAAAGCCTTATCTCAAACCTATGGAAGAGAATTTAAAATTCTTTTTGGGCAATAAAAGATTGAATAGACTTATCGAAGAGGATATAATAAAGTTTGAACCTCTTGAATTGATGAGGGGTGCTACTTTTCACAACTCATATATGATTTTAGACGAGGCTCAAAACTGTACTTTAGATCAAATAAAAATGTTCATCACCAGAATTGGAGAAAATAGTAAAGTAATTATAAATGGTGATATCAAACAAACTGACCTAAAAGACGGTAGTGGGTTAAGAATATGTATAAATAAATTAAATGATATAAATGGGGTTGGTATTTGTGAATTTAAACATAGTGATATACAACGTAATTCAATAATTAGTTCGATTCTCGTTGCGTTAGAAGATGAACAAGATATATCTTATCCGAGATGACCAAGGTAATCCTATAAAAACTTATAGAGGAACTTGGTGTTATAAAACATTAGGAACGGCGAAGTCTGCTGCTAAGAAGTATATAGAGAATAAAAACAAGAAACTTCCCAAAAACAAAAGACTATCATTCAATAGTATTAGAGTTATAGAATGCGAACTATTAAAAAGGGAGGAACATCCTATATAGTTTGGAGCTTTAATATTATGTGGTATTTAATTGGATTCATATCTGCAATTGATGTATACTATGCGATAAAATGGAGAGAAATGTTGCCGCAGATGGAAGAAAATCCATTCGGCAGGATGCTAATAAAACATGATGCGGATGATATATCACTATTTATGGGGTTAAAAGTCGCTGGAACCGTTTTAGTTTTGGGTTTTTTACAAAACTGGTTTTTACTATCAAAAAGAGAAGGCAGAATAAGAGCGAATAGAGTGACTATAGGTGTTTTCCTTTTTCAAATATGGTTATTTTTATATATGCACGACTATTTTGTGCCGAGGTCCCTAGATGCCAACTTATGATTACGGGTGTAATCACTGTGGATTTTTATGGCATGATATCAAACAAAGCATAAACGATCCACCAAAGAAAAAATGTCCAAAATGTTCCAAAATGACTCTTGACAGAATACTTTTTGGTGGTATTCATGTATTCACGAGAGGCGAGGCAACAACTCTAGGTCAGCTTGCCGAACAAAATACAAAAAAAATGGGCCATTATGAGTTGCAGGATAAGAGAGCGAAAACAAAAGAAGAAACAGATGGTGGATTAAAAAGATATAATGAAGAAATTAAGAAAATAGGAAAAATGAATGAATCACAAAAGCAAAGGTATATTGATAATGGATGAGTTTTTTAGACCGATCCAATATAATGAAATCTTTTATAATGACAAAGGTAAAGAATGCGTAGATAATGAGCATTGCTTTGCTAAAAAAATAGAAAAAGTCTCAGACCAGATCAACACGATAAGTCATTTTATACTTTGTAAAATGAATGTTATTATTGATCCTTGGGGTGAAGACTGCTCAAGAAGAAAAATAAGAGAAATGTCATTCAAGAAAGTGACTGAAGAATCTTTCAACTGTTATTTGAAATACCTAAAAACTAGAGAACAAAGATTTTTGACAATCGCTAGGAGAAAGCAATATGGCTAAAAAGAAAGCCGCAACTAGACATAGGATGACCAAGTTAGAAAAGTTTTATATAGACCATCATCCAGATTCAGATGCTAAAAGTCTAGCGATAGAGCTTGGTATACCAGAGGCTGTAATAGATCGATATCAAAAGAACATGAAAAGGCAACACAAAAAAGAAGAAGAACAAAAAGAGAAACCAACGACGACAGACGACTTTATGATTAAAAAAGAAGATTATGGTGTGGTTGTTATGACCCAGGCAGCATCACAACAGGGTGATGCATCTCGTGGCGCAGGTTTGAAAAGTAAATACTATAACAATGCAATCAAAAAAATACGATAGCCAGTTTGATGCTTTTTCTGAAAAAGAAGAACCAAAAATAACTGACGGCAATCGACTTTGTGAAAAAATATTTCAAAAAAGAGCTATTGTTAACAATGAAGGCAAACTACCAGACAAGTTTTGGAATCTCCCTAAGTACAAAGGACAGTACACAGGGCAAATAGTAGCTGCAAATAAATTGCTCCAAAAATACTCTATGTTGGCAATATCAAAAGCTATTGATTCTAAAGACGCTAAATATATTCTTTCATTTCGTAACAAGAAACTCGTACCAATTATTGAGAAATATCAAAAGGAAATTGATAACACTATTATTGAAAAATCAGATGAGAGTGTTAGGACAACCAGAAAGCCATTAGGCAAAAAGAATTTATTCTCAGAATTAGATTAAAGGCAAGAAGTTTTTATGAGTAAAGAAAAAGATAAGAAGCAGCTTGAATTTAAGAAGTTACTTAAAAATATGGGAAAGTGTGTAGTGACAGGTAGAGAAGTGTACGAAGAAAAGAAGAACTTAAAGACGTTAAAGATTAGTCCAGCGTTAGATTTTGCTCTTAATGGTGGTGTCCAAGAAGGTTCGTGGGTTACGGTGACTGGTCTTCCAAAGACTGGTAAGACGAGTTCCATGCTGCATTTAGCAGCAAACGCTCAAAAAGAAGGAAGAAAAGTAATTTATCTAGATGCTGAAGGAAGACTAAAAAGCCATAACTTAGATGGTATTGATGGTCTTGACATAGATGCCATAAAGGTGATCAGGTCTCCTGAAGACAAGATCCTAAGTGCTGAAGAATTCCTTAGTTTACTAGAAAAACTACTTCAAGAAAAAGAATATGAACAAGCAGTAGTTATCGTTGACTCAATGTCAAGTCTAATTCCATCCAGAGACTTGGATGAAATGGTTGACGGTGAGCGACGACCCGGATTGCCTAAGATTCTCTCTGATTTTACTAAGAGAATGGGTCAGGTTATTCCTAGAACTAGAGCTATTGTCGTTTTAATTGGTCACTTGATTACCAACACCAGTGGTTATGGTAAAAAGCATATTGCTGACGGTGGTATTAAAATTCAGTATCAAGCTGATACTGCGATAACTGTTAAAAAAAGTGATCCCTGGATGGTAGACGGTCAAAAGATCGGCCAGATCATCCTTTGGGAAATTGCGACATCTTCTTTAGGTGCTAGTGGGACTGAAGCCACCAGTTACTTTAGATACAACGAAGGTCTCGATGCCGTACAAGAGATTATTAATTTAGCAGAATCTTTTGATGTTGTTGATAAATCTGGCTCTTGGTATTCTCTTCCGTTTATGGAGAAGTATGACAAAGACTATCAAGAGAAAAATTACAAGTTCCAAGGTGTACCCAAACTCTACGATTTCTTAAAACAAAATGTAGAAGTTATGAAAAACCTTGAAACAGAATTGCAAGAATTTGTTGTATGAAAGTTACCGGCTTTGATGGGAGGGAACACGCCCTGACCTTTAAAAGGTTCATGGGGAACTCAAAACGAGATAATAAATCTTCCCATCATATTAGAGCTAGAGAGTTACTTTCTGAGTTGTTCCCGTATCAGAGGATATACGAAGAAGTAACTCTCCCCGGCTCTAAAACCATCTCTACTGGTCTGCTGTATGCAGACTTTCTTATTCCCAATAAATATATTATTGTGGAAGTTCATGGTAAGCAGCACTATGAATATTGCCCACACTTTCACAAAACAAAAGCTGACTTCATGAAATCTCGTAAAAGAGATAAAAAGAAGATCGAATGGTGTGAGTTGAACGATTTTACAATAATTGTGTTACCTTATAATAAAGAAGAACAATGGAAAAACTTGATCATAGGCTCGTTATAAGTGAAGAAGAAAAAGAACTTATTGCAAAGATTGAAAGCTTTATCAATCAGTATGAGATTGGTGGCAACTTGGGTTTAGTAAAACTAGATCCAGCAGTGTGCGAGTCTTTAAATATTGATAGGGCAACTATGGCAGAAATGTCTTCTGAAGATGTTTACCATAGTGCATACCTAATACAGTCCCACATTAGTCGTGTAATTACAGACAAGAATAGACACAAGGTAATATTCCAACAAATAGAGTCTGCCTACAAAGACGCAATTAATCACTATCTACCATCCATGACTTTTCCCGACTATACAAAATACGAAGTAAAAGAACAAATGATTTGTGAAAAATACGAAACGGTATTTAAATTAAGAGAACTTATGAGAAAGGTGCATAGTGTGCTCGTCTTATACGATGATGTTATTGAACCATTCAGAAAAATGGCGGATACCTTAAACAATTTAGCGAGAACAAAATGAAATTACTACAAGGACTTCAAAAATTAAAAGAGGGTATTGAGACCAATAATACATCACTTATTGAAGAAGGGTATTTCTTATTAACTGATGAAAAGATTAGTTTTCGGTATGATCCAGAAACTGTAGAAAAAGTCTCAACACCAACAGAAACTTACACGCCTGAGCCAGAAAATGTGGAAATCCTAGAGATGGATTTCACAATGGATAAAAATAAAACAAATGCTGAAAAAAAAGAATTTGTAAATAATTTCGATCCTAACCTTGACACAGAGGTCGAAGAAGGCTACGAGCTAATAAATGACAATGTTAAGCCCGTCGAGAGAAAAAGAAAACCTCACAAGAATGTAAGCGTCTTCTGTCAAGACTGTCAAAAAAATATAGAAATCAATCCACAGTTTAAACGGGAGCCTTATTTCTGTGACTTCATCAAACTCGGACAAAAATGTCCCAACAGTTAACAATGTGGCATCTGAAAAAGCCGTATTGTCTGGGATGATAAGATACGGTTATGATGCTTTTCTTGATGTGTCTGGTCTAGTAGAAGAACAGACTTTTACAATTGATGAAAATAAGGTTGTATACAAATGCCTTTCTAAGATTTTTGAGACTTCACAAAATGTGGATTTAACATCTATTCTATCTGCGGCTCAACAGCTTGACCTGTCTGAGTTTATAGAGAAGAAGGATGTGCTAAATCATATCAAACACTTGATGCACTATGATGTCCATGTTGATAACATCAGGCAACATGCTCAAAAGATTCGCAAACTACAGTTAACTAGAGATTTACAGAATCAATTAAGGTCAATTTACACATCGTTATCAGAAGTTGATGGCGATGAGACAGTGACGGAGATTGTCTCAATTCCAGAAACCCAGATACAAAACGCCTGCCTGAAGTATATCCGGGAAGATAATAGCACAACCAAGCTAATCGGGAAAGACCTAGACGAGTATATTTCCCATTTAAAAGCAAATGAAGAAACTGAACCCGGAATAAGCAGCGGCTTTCCGATCTATGATAAGGCGATTGGTGGCGGATTCAGGCGTGGTGCTGTTGATTTGATTGGTGCTAGAGCAAAGTGTGGCAAGTCCACACTGGCTGACAATGTTGCAGTCAATATTGCGAATCGCGGTACTCCGGTGTTGATCCTTGATACAGAAATGTCTCAAGAAGATCATTGGAATAGACTGCTGGCAAACCTTTCGGGCATTGCAATAAACGACATCTCAAGCAGTAAATTCAATAAAGAAAAGCAACTTATTGATAATGTAGAAAAGGCTGCTGAAATAGTAAAAGAAATGCCGTATCACTATATAAGTGTTGCCGGTAAATCATTTGATGAAATTCTAGGAATTGCTAGAAGGTGGTTGTTTAAGCATGTTGGTTATAATGAAGAAGGCAGAATGAATGATTGCTTGATAATTTATGACTATCTCAAACTAATGACATCCGAGAGTATAAATAATAACCTTGCAGAGTTCCAAGCATTAGGTTTTCAAATTACACAATTGCATAACTTCTGTGTCGAGCATGATGTCCCATGCTTGGCATTTGTTCAATTAAATAGGGATGGTATTACTAGAGAATCTGAGGATGTTATTTCTGGGTCGGACAGGTTGATCTGGTTGTGTACATCATTTTCTATCTTTAAGGCGAGGGGTCAGGAGGAAATAGCGGAAGAAAACATAGGTAGTAGAGTAAATAGGAGATTGATACCTATTGTTGCACGACATGGTCCAGGAATGGACGGCAACAGTATATTTATGAGAATGACCGGTGAATTAGCGAGACTAGAAGAGATAGGCACTAAACGAGATGCTGAAAGAATACACAAAGAAGAAAAAGATGGATTCGCAGACCAAGAAGACTCAGATCAAGACGTCAGCGATTCTCCAGATAGAGAAGTTGATGGCGGCACTTGATATAGATTTATTTCACAGTGCTGATAAAATGATTGGCCCTTGTCCAGTGCATGGTGGTGACAACCCATCTGGATTTAATGTTAATTCCGACGCTGAGTCACAATGGGGTGGTGCTTGGTTTTGCAATACGCAGAAATGTCATGAAAAATTCCCTAATGATATACTTGGTCTAATGCAAGGTATTTTGAGTAGAAAAATGAATAAGCAGGTGTCATTTCAAGAAACTCTCAATTATATTGAATCTGTTATTTCGGTTGACAAGACTGCGATAAGAGTCAATAACTATGATGTGGTACACCAA